GGTATCCGCATCCGTATCGGCTTGTGGAATGCAGCCTCCAAAAACCAGGGCTCCAACAGCCGCCGATCTCCAGCGTCGCGGGCTTATCGCGGCCGCACGCTACGCCTTAGAAGCCGTGGTGCCCAAACAGGCGCAGATCATAACCGCGTTAGGCGTAGCCATCATGCCTCTTGAGGGCGCTTCTGGCGGCCAGCTCGCGATTGAGATGAACAACGTCACATGCGAGGAATACGTCAAGGAGAAATTGGACTGGTTTGTGGATTTCGTTTGGGCGTTGAGATATGGGCGTCGTTCTCGACCACCACCTGGGTGCGGACACATTATTTTCGCGTTGGCGGAATGGGGTTTCAAGATAGCCGTCCTTAAGTTGGATTTCACCCGGGCGTTACAAGCTTTCTTACCCGTGTGCATGCATATCGCCATCCGCAACCGCACGCGTAGTCAGCGTGAGATGTACCACACGTTTTGGAATTTGGTGTTCTTACCCGTCGTCGCACAGGGTAGGATGCGTGGCGTGATGAATGAGTACGGCAGGCTGGTCCACGACTTGGGTATGGGCGTGTTCACCACATTGAAGGTCGGCAACTACCTGGTGGGACAGGGCTTCGACGAGTTGGATATACCGTGGACACGCAAAAAGCAGCGTGAAAATTCGAGCGTCGTCGAGCCGGATGAGAAGCGCGATCGAACGCCTAAGATGAAACCTCTTATGGTCATAGCCCCATTACCGAATGACCCTGAGTTTCCTTACATGAGGGCCATTGCATGGACTCTGGATAATGAAAGACGGTCCGTGTATAACCGCGTGGTTATGGAAGTTCCTGAGGTGGATCAAGAGTACTTCGAGACTACCTTTTCCTTGTTCTACCACGAGTTGATGGACGCCATCTTTGAAGGCGACAAGGTCGAGGAGATGGGCGTCACGGATTGGCTGCGCACCTTTAAGAAGAGTAGGCGCGCCGAGCTCATGGCGGCGTACGTCGAGTTTTGGGCCGACGCATGGGTGGCGAAACCCTACCAGATCGATGGTCGGACCTTTTCACGGCTTAAGAAACAGTGTTTCTTGAAAGCCGAGCAGACGCAAGCCAATAAGGATCCCAGGGCCATACAGGCTTCTAGTCCAGTCATCCTGGTGCCGGGCGGACCATGGTTCGCATCATTGTCTAAGCTCCTTGGTGAGGTGGGTGACGGCAGTAGACACTACAAGGGAATACGCATAATTTTCGGCGTTGGCCGTAGCAAGACGAAGAGTTTTGCGACCTTCTTCCAGTTCATGCACGCTGGCGAGAAATGCGTTATGGTCACTGGAGACGATTTGATGCCATTCGACGGTTGCAGGAGTTTCTCCAGCGATGCGGTCCGTTGGGATGCGCACACACGCCGCGAATTGTTGAGCCTGGGCAACGGTCTGTGGCGCAGGTTGGGCGCGCGTCAGCTTGTGATCGATCTATGTGAGGCGTCTTTGGACCGGAAAGGTCACACCACGTTGGGCATCAAGTATGAAGTCGACGGAAATACGGCATCGGGCGACGGTGATACGCTGCCGAAGAATTGCGTGACAAACACACCCATCGCGGTCCGCGCCCTGATCGAGTGCGACGATCCAAGTGGTCCGTTGGTTGACGGGGTCGCACCATACGCTCGTAAGCT